AAAAAATGACAAATGCTAGCTATGAAAAGTCTAATCGTAAAATGCGATCTGATTATAAAAAACAAACAGGCAAAACTCTAGGGTCAAGACAGACTAGTGGCAAAGGAAAACGTAGAGTTTCATTTGCTTGTAGGTTTGCTGGCATGAAAGGTCCTATGAAAAAGCCTAATGGTGAACCAACTAGAAAAGCTATAGCTTTAAAAAAATGGGGTTTTGCAAGTGTTGGAGCAGCTAGAAAATTTTGTAATTCAAATAAAGAAAAATGAAAGACAGAGGTTTAGGAGATACAGTAGCTAGGTTTACAAAAGCTACAGGTATAAAAAAAATGGCAGATATGATCCCTGGTGGATGTGGCTGCAAAAATAGACAAAATATATTAAACAATTATTTTCCGTATAATAATAAATAAAATGGCAAAAAAAGATTTTCCAGAAATAAAAGAAAAAAACGAAGGTAAGTTTACTGCATGGGTTGAAAAAAATATGCCTGGCAAATCTACTTGCGCTGCTGCTAGTAAAATAATGAAAAACACTAAAAAATACAAACCATCTGTAGTTAAAATGGCTAACTACGCTAACAACTTTGGTTGCAAAACAAAAAAATAAAAAAAATGAAAGACAAAAAATTTAAAGTACACATGATGTACAAAGATTGTAAAGAGGTTAAAGCCGGAACAATGGAAGAGCATTTAAAGCTAAAGAAAAAAGGTTATAGCCATAAGAAATCAAAAGACTGTGAAACTAAAGATGGAGCTAGTTTTACTCCTGAATTAAGAGCTGAAGCTAAAGATCCTAAATCTACAATGAATGAATCATTTAAAAAAGTAGTAATGGGAGCTAGCATAAAACCAATTGTATCTCCAACACCAAAACCGAAAATTAAAACTAAACCAGTTAAGGCAAAATAAATTATGTCTTTTAAAATAAAAGCACCTTATAACAAAAACGATATGAACATACCTGTGTTCCATTTAGACTTGCACGATGGTTCAGTAGGTAAATCTAATCACGGTGGAATTATTGTTGACAAAGACGTAGATCCAGTTATGGAGAAAGCTGTTATAAAACATGAAACAATACACCAGTTAGATGAGGATTTAGATTATGATAAAGATAACTTTTATTATAAAAATAAAGTTTACAAAAGAGGTCCTAGCTTAGATGAATCAAGCAGGGAATTGCCTTGGGAAAAAAAGCCTTATGAAGCTAGTGACAAAGTGTTACAAGGCTATAGAGGTAACAGTAAAATGGCTGAAAATTTTAGAAAAAAAGGTTTAATAACTTACAATGGCGAAAAAGAAATTATTTAAAGAAACAAAAATAGGTGCTTTTTTATCAAGTAAAGCACCTAAGATTTTATCAGCATTAGGAGATGTACTTCCTGATCAAGGTACTATGGGTTTAGTAAAAAATCTTATATCAAGTGATAATAAGATTAAGGCTGTTGATAAAGAGCAGGCTATGAAACTAATAGAGCAAGATATGGTTGAGATGAAAGAAGTTTCTAGCAGGTGGAGTAGCGATATGAAAAGTGATTCGTGGCTTTCTAAAAATACACGTCCTTTAGCTTTAATATTTTTAACATCTTCTGCGGTTTTAATGATGACTATAGATTCTTTTCATTTACAATTTGATGTTGATGAGTCTTGGATAGAACTTTTAAAAACACTATTAATAACAGTTTACGTAGCATACTTCGGAAGTCGTGGTGCTGAAAAAATAACAAAAATAAATAAATAAAAAAATGGCTGAATATAACGAAGGATGGGAACCAACATTGGATGGTTTAGAAGGAAATATGATGGCTCAACCAAGAGTGTTTGGTCACGATGCTAAAGCTTTAACAGCTGGAACAGGTAAAATAGAAAACTCAGGTAAAAGAGGTGTTGTAATATATCACGGCGGTTCAGAACCACAAGATATTACTATTACAACAGAAGCTGGTAATGACGTTGTATTTAAAAGCGTACAATCAGGAACAGTTGTAGGTGATAAAACACCTATGCTAGCTATTAAGTTAAAAGTTGGAACAGACTGTGTAGCTATATATTAAAAAACAAAACAAATAAAATCAAATCAAATGAATAAAATAAAAGAAGAAGAATTAGAATTAATTAAAGAACAACAAAATACTTTAAGAGAGTTAACACATAACATTGGAGTAATTGTAACTCAAAAGCACGCTATGCTTCATGAAGTAGCTGAGGTTAATAAACAAATAGAAGATTACAAGCAAGTTTTAGAAGCTGATTATGGTCAAGTTAATATCAACTTATTAGATGGTTCTTATACTTTAATTGATGAAAAAGTAAAAGATACAGAAGTAAAAGATGTCGAAAATAAGAAAGATTAGTATAGGTTCTGATTATAAAAACGACGCTATGCATTATTCTGTTGGTCAAGAAGTTTATGGTCAGCACATAATTAGTGATATTCTTTTTCAAAAAGAAGATAATTCTTATAATATTTTTATAACTAAAAATAACGAAGTATTACCTTGGAAAAAGTTTAATTCTAATATGTCAGTGTCAGTAGAGTATGATCTTAAATATTAATGAATAGTATATATCATTTTATTATAAAACCATTAGATAAAACATATGAAAATGTTAAAATGGTTAATAATAAAGAATTAATAATTAATTCAAATATAGAAAATCATATTTTTGTAAGTAAAAAAGCAGTTGTAGTTTCGACTCCAGCTGCTTATAAAACAAAAATAAAATCTGGTGATGAAGTATATATTCATCATAATATCTTACGTAGGTATTATAACATAAAAGGTATAGAAAAAAATAGTAGCACTTATTTTAAAGATAACTTATATTTTTGTTCTCCAGAGCAAATATATATGTATAATTTAAAGCCTCACTTAAACTATTGTTTTGTTAAACCTTTAAAAAATAAAAGCATTTTAGAAAACAGAAAAGAGCAGCCTAATGTTGGTATAGTGAAATATACTAATAAGTCCCTAGAAGCTGTAGGAATAACACCTGGGACACTTATTACGTTTACACCAAACTCTGAATTTGAGTTTATTATAAATGGTGAACGACTTTATTGTATGAAATCAAATGACATAGCTTTAACTCATGAATATCAAGGAGACGAAAAAGAAAATAATCCAAGCTGGGCAAAAGGCAGTTGAAGAACTTATTAAAGTAGCAAAAGAAAAGATTGTTGACTCAGACGACGATGTAAGCGCTGACAGATTAAAAAATGCTGCTGCAACTAAAAAGTTAGCTATATTTGATGCTTTTGAAATATTAACTCGCATACAAATAGAAGAAGATATTTTAAATGAAAAACCTAAAGAAGTTAAAGAACAAAAAACTTTTAAAGGTTTTGCGGAAGGGAGAAGCAAGTGAGTTATGATCAAACACTCTGGAAAGAGATTAAAGACATTGTTAACCCTAAAATACTAAAGAAACAAAATCGTTTCAAAAAATGGGAGTATGGTTACAATGCTGAATATGATTTTATAGTAATAAGTAAAACTGGACAAATTGGACAAATCATTGAAATACAAAATCTCAGGATTGCTTTACCAGCAACAGATGAACCGTTTAAACGAAGCGAAAAAAAAGAGAATCAATACTGGGAAAAGCAAGAGTATCCAAAAGAGTTAAATAAAATTAAAAGTAGATTTGATTGGGAAGAGCATCCGTCAGAGTTTAAAGAAAAATGGTATGACTACATTGACAAAGAGTTTAAACGTAGAGAAGAAGGTTTTCATTTCTTTAACCGCGGTATGTCTACATATATTACTGGTACTCACTACATGTACTTGCAGTGGTCAAAAATTGACATTGGAGCGCCAGATTTTAGAGAAGCAAATAGATTATTCTTTATATTTTGGGAAGCATGCAAAGCAGATAACAGATGTTACGGGATGTGCTATCTTAAAAACAGAAGGTCTGGATTTTCATTTATGTCCTCAGCAGAGCTTGTTAATCAAGCGACGATATCAAGTGATTCCAGATTCGGTATATTATCTAAATCTGGAGCAGATGCTAAAAAAATGTTCACAGATAAAGTCGTGCCAATATCCGTTAACTATCCGTTTTTCTTCAAGCCGATCCAAGACGGTATGGATCGTCCTAAGACAGAACTGGCGTATAGGGTTCCGGCTTCAAAACTTACTAGAAGAAAGCTTGAGAGTAATGAGCAACTAAGAGAGCTTGACGGGCTTGATACAACTATTGACTGGAAAAATACTGGTGATAACTCTTATGACGGTGAAAAGCTAAAATTATTAGCTCATGATGAAAGTGGTAAGTGGGAAAGACCTGACAACATATTAAATAATTGGAGGGTTACAAAAACTACATTAAGACTAGGATCTAATATTGTAGGTAAATGTATGATGGGCTCAACTTCAAATGCGTTAGACAAAGGTGGAAATAATTTCAAAAAATTATACTATAATTCAGACGTTACAAAAAGAAATCGTAACGGACAAACTTCTTCTGGACTCTATTCTCTGTTCATCCCTATGGAATGGAACTACGAAGGATTCATGGATACTTACGGATCACCTGTTTTCATTAGAGAAAAAAATATTATCAAAGGAACAGATGGTCAGCAAATTGCAACAGGAGTTATCGAGCACTGGGAAAACGAAGTAGAAGGATTAAAAAATGACCCTGATAGTCTAAATGAATACTATAGGCAGTTTCCAAGAACTGAGCAACACGCATTTAGAGATGAAGCTAAAAATAGTTTATTTAATTTAACAAAGATATACCAGCAAATAGATTACAATTCTGAAGTGAATAATAAGTCGTCAGTAACAAGAGGAAGTTTTCAATGGGTTGGCGGTATCAAAGATACAAGTGTAAGATTTTATCCTAATAAAGATGGTAGATTTATGGTTTCATGGGTACCACCTTTAAATCTTCAGAATCAAGTTATAATTAAAAACGGTTTAAAATATCCTGGAAATGAGCATATAGGAGCTTTCGGATGTGATAGTTACGATATATCAGGAACTGTAGATGGAAAAGGATCTAATGGAGCTTTACACGGTTTAACTAAGTTCTCTATGGAAGATGCACCTCCTAATCATTTTTTTTTAGAATATATAGCTAGACCTCAAACAGCTGAAATATTTTTTGAAGATGTTTTGATGGCTTGCATATTTTACAGTATGCCTATACTTTGTGAAAATAACAAACCTAGATTATTGTATTACTTTAAACGTAGAGGTTATAGAGGATTTTCAATGAACCGTCCTGATAAAATTTGGAATAAATTATCTACAGCAGAAAAAGAAATAGGTGGAATACCTAACTCAAGTGAAGACATTAAACAAGCACATGCCGCTGCTTTAGAATCATATATAGAAACTTATGTAGGTTTAATTGATAATAACTATGGAGACATGTATCATCAAAAAACTTTAGAAGACTGGGGTAGATTTAATATTAACAATAGAACAAAGCATGATGCTACTATAAGTTCTGGATTAGCTATAATGGCTTGTAATAAAAACAAGTATAGACCTGTTCCAGAAAGACAAACTAAAAAAATTAATTTAGGTATCAAACGTTATGATAACGACGGAGTTTTTTCAAAAATAATAAAATAAATGCAAATAAGTACTCAAAACGGTAGTTCTTTTCCTGATCAAGTAGTTTCTGATGAAGTTAAAAGTAGCTTGGAATATGGCAGGCAAGTTGGTAGAGCAATAGAAGGAGATTGGTTTGCTGGTACTCGTACTGGCTTAAGTGGTAGGTTTAATACTAATTATAATAATTTTAGAAACTTAAGGCTTTATGCTAGAGGCGAGCAGTCTGTTCAAAAATATAAAGATGAATTAGCTATAAATGGTGATTTATCTTATTTAAACTTAGACTGGAAGCCAGTTCCTATTATACCTAAATTTGTAGATATTGTTGTTAATGGTATGGATACTAAGCTTTACGATATAAAAGCTTTTGCTCAAGATCCAGTATCTTTAGCGGCTAGAACTGAATATGCTGAGAAACTTTTAAGAGATATACAAGCCAAAAAACTTATAGAACAAGTAAACCAAGTAACTGGCTTAAACATGTATTCTACTTCAAATCCTGAAGAACTTCCTCAAAATAGAGAAGAGTTAGATATACATATGCAGTTGGATTACAAGCAATCAGTTGAAATAGCTGAAGAAGAAGCTATTAACAATACTTTAGACTATAACAAATATGAGTTAGTTAAAAGAAGGATGGCTAATGATTTAGTTGTTTTAGGTATAAGTGCTGTTAAAACAGATTTTAACTTATCAGAAGGTGTTACTGTTCAGTACGTTGATCCAGCAGATCTTGTTTATTCTTATACAGAAGATCCTAATTTTCAAGATCTTTGGTATATTGGAGAAGTAAAAAGCATTAGTCTAGCAGAAGTTAAAAAAGAATTTCCTAATATAAGTGATGAAGAGTTAAGAGAAATTGAAAAATATCCTAATAACAATAACTATGCATACCAGTTTAATGGTAGAAATGATACTAATAATGTTCCAATATTATATTTTGAATATAAGACTTATCAAAACCAAGTATTTAAAATAAAAGAAACTGCTACAGGTTTAGAAAAAGCTATTGAAAAAACTGATCAATTTAATCCTCCAGAAAATGATAATTTTCAAAGAGTATATAGGTCTATAGAAGTTTTATACCAAGGCGCTAAAGTTTTAGGTCATGATAAAATGCTAAGATGGGAACTTGCTAAAAACATGGTTAGACCTGATTCTAATGTTGTTAAAGTAAACATGAATTATAGTTTATGTGCTCCTAAAATGTATAAAGGACGTATAGAATCTTTAGTTAGTCGTATGACAGGCTTTGCCGACATGATACAGCTAACTCATTTGAAATTACAACAAGTATTGTCAAGAATAGTTCCTGACGGTGTTTTTTTAGACGTAGATGGTTTAGCAGAAGTTGATTTAGGTAATGGCACTAGCTATAACCCAGCTGAAGCATTAAACATGTATTTTCAAACTGGATCTATTGTAGGTAGATCTTTAACTCAGGATGGTGATCCTAATAGAGGTAAAGTTCCTATACAAGAACTGCAAACCTCTTCAGGTGGTGCTAAGACACAAGCTTTAATACAGACTTATCAATATTATCTACAGATGATGAGAGATGTTACTGGCTTAAATGAAGCTAGAGATGGTACAATGCCTAATTCAGACTCTTTAGTAGGTTTACAAAAACTAGCTGCTGCTAGTTCTAATGTTGCTACAAAACATATATTACAAGCATTGCTTTATTTAACAGTTAGAACTTGTGAAAATATTTCGTTAAGAATATCAGATGCACTAGAATATCCTTTAACTCAAGAAGCTCTTAAGTCTAGTATAAGCACTTATAATGTTGGTACATTAGAAGATATGCATGATTTAAATTTAGCTGACTTTGGTATATACTTAGAGTTAGTTCCAGATGAAGAAGAAAAAGCTCAATTAGAACAAAATATACAAGTGGCTTTAAAAACAGGCGGTATAAATCTTGAAGATGCTATAGATATTAGACAAGTTCATAACTTGAAATTAGCTAATCAGTTATTGAAAATAAAAAGAAAACAAAAGCAAGCAGCTGATCAAAAAGCTTCACAAGCCAATATACAAGCTCAAGCAAATGCAAATTCAGAAACAGCAGAAAGAGCTGCGTTAGCTGAAATGCAAAAACAACAAGCGTTAGCTGAAACAACTTTACAAATAGAACAAGGTAAATCTGAGTTTTCTATAAATAAAATGCAACAAGAGGCAGAGGTAAAAAGACAACTTATGGAGCTACAGTTTGGTTATGACCAACAGTTGAAAAAGATGGACTTGGATATGATAAGTGCTAAAGAAGCTGAAATAGAAAACCGTAAAGACGAAAGAACAAGAATACAAGCCACACAACAAAGCCAAATGATAGACCAAAGAAAAAATGATTTATTACCAACAGATTTTGAACAAAGTCAAAACCCATTGCTAAATAACTAGCAATTATTATTAATTATTATATTATATTATGTCAGAAGAAATAAAAGAAACAAAAGCAGGAGAGTTAACTCAAGGCGAATTTAAAATAAAGAAAAAGCCTAAAAAATTAACAAAAAAAGAATCTATAAAAAAAGTTGATTTAAACAAACCTAAAGAAGAAACAAAAGAAGAAATAAAAGAAGAAGTAAAGGTAGATTTAAAAGAAAAAACTAAAGAAGTAGATGTAAAAGAAATAAAAGAAGAAATTAAAGAAGAGGTAAAAGAAACAACAGAAACTGAAAAAAATACTTTTAATCCAATATCTGTTATTGAAGAAAAAGAAACTGTTGAAGAACCTAAAAAAGAAATAGTAAGTAAAAAAGAAGAATCACCTAAAATAGAATTACCAGAAAACGTTGAAAAATTAGTAACGTTTATGAAAGAAACTGGTGGTACTGTTGAAGACTACGTAAGACTCAACAGGGATTATTCAAATGTTGATGATGAATTACTTCTTAGAGAATACTATAAAAATACTAAACCACATCTAAATCAAGAAGAAGTTAATTTCATTATGGAAGATAATTTCAGTTTTGATGAAGAAATGGATGAAGAGCGAGAAGTTAAGAAAAAGAAACTTGCCTTCAAAGAAGAAATTGCTAAAGCCAAAAACTTTTTGGAAGAAACCAAGAGTAAATATTACGACGAGATCAAGTTGAGACCGGGCGTTACTCAGGAACAACAAAAAGCTACTGACTTTTTCAATAGATATAATAAAGAAGTACAACAAGAAAAAGCTTTACACGAATCATTTTTAAACACAACTAAAGAATACTTATCTGAGGATTTCAAAGGTTTTGAGTTTAACTTAGGTGATAAAAACTTTAGATATGGTGTAAATGACGTAAAAAAAGTAGCTGAACAACAGTCAGATATAGCAAATTTTATCCAGAAGTTCATGGGTGAAGATGGAAGTATAAAAGACTATAAAGGTTACCACAAAGCTATATATGCAGCACAAAACTCCGATACAATAGCGCAGCATTTTTATGAGCAAGGCAAAGCCGATGGCATTAAAAGTCTTGTAAATAAATCTAAAAATATAGACGCAGCTTCAAGACCTCAAAATAATGGAGATATTTTTGTAGGTGGTTTTAAAGTAAAGTCAATATCAGGTGTTGATAGTTCTAAATTAAAAATACAAAAAAAAAATAAAAACTAAAAACTAAAAATTATGAGTTTATCTGGTGGGAGTTTTCCCGCATCAATAGTCCCTGCTCAGGCTCGAATGACACTTTCAAATAACTTTTTGGATTTCAATTCGACCACTGGTGGTGGTACTTTTGCACAACAATATCTTCCTGAGCTTTATGAGCAAGAAGTGGAGAGATACGGAAATAGGACTTTGTCTGGTTTCTTGAGAATGGTAGGAGCTGAAATGCCTATGACTTCTGATCAAGTAATTTGGTCTGAACAAAATAGATTACATGTAGCTTACAAAGGTTTAGCTAATCCTATTGGAGATGCTGCACCTACTTATACTATCGAGCCTGATTTAACAGATACAGAAACAGCTGCAATAGCTATAAGAGTAGGTCAAACTGTTCTTTTATCTGATCAAGCTACTGGATTAATAACTGCTAAAGTTTATGTACTTACTCTAACTACAAACGATACTAAGTTCACTTGTAAGCCATATGGCGCTGATACATTGCCAGCAGGTTTATTAACTACTAAAGGAGTTAATATGTTTGTTTATGGTTCTGAGTTTAAAAAAGGAACAGCTGGTATGGACGGTTCTATTGAACCATCTTTTACTCAGTTCTCTAATAGACCTGTAATTATCAAAGATAAGTATGAAATCAACGGTTCTGATACTGCTCAAATTGGGTGGGTTGAAGTTGCTACTGAAGACGGAACATCTGGATACTTATGGTATCTAAAAGCTGAGTCTGAAACTAGATTACGTTTTGAAGATTATCTTGAAATGATGATGGTTGAAGGTGTTGATTCAAAATTAGCTAACGGTAATGCGTCTTCTTTAGGCACAGACAAAATACTAGGTACTGAAGGTATGTTTGCTGCTATTGAAACAAGAGGTAATATATACTCTGGTTTTGCTGGTGCTGCTGCTCCTGGTTCAGGTGCTTTAGGTGATTTTGATGAAATTCTTAAAAACTTAGATAAGCAAGGTGCTATTGAAGAAAACATGTTATTCTTGTCAAGATCTACAGCTCTTGATTTTGATGATATGATTGGCGCTATGGCCGGTGGAGGTTATGCTTCTACTCAAGCTGCTTCTTATGGTTTATTTGATAACGAATCAGAAATGGCATTAAACTTTGGATTTTCAGGATT